ACAGAAATTTTTATTCCTCGTGTTATTAATCGGTCAGTAATACTGACCTATCTTAAGCTCATATATAAAAGATTAAACCTTTATGGTGTAACGATAAGAAAAGATTATCAGAACTAATAAGATCTATAAAAGGTTTTTGTCTGCTGATTTACTTAAATTTCATTTTTAAAAATATCGATATACCCCAAGATTGATACGCTTTTTTTTATCTCTATATACATGGGACTGTAGGACACCCTTAGACACAGACATTCACACTCATCTCAAAACAACCCGCCACCTTTTCCACAACTTGCTAGACCTTTTTCTTTTATTATTTTTTTAAATACACTATATGTAGTACATGGAATATTTTTCATCAGATGATTTAGAATCAGTTGCTTTCATTGAAAAGAAATCAAAAGCTGTAGTTTTAAAGTTTTATGGCTTTCCTAATGAAATGACTGCAGAATTATTTATTACTTATTCAATGATGAAGCTAGGCTTTGATTTTCAACCTATAAATGAAGAAATGAAGAGTAAAATGATCCACTAAATATATATGGATATTAAAATACCCTATACACCTAGAAAGCACCAAGCCTATTTACATAAGGAAATATCTAAACATAGATGGAGTGTCCTAGTTTGTCATAGACGATTTGGCAAAACTGTGTGTATGATCAACCATTTAATTAGGTCAGCACTATTGACCAAAAAAAAACACCCTAGATTTGCCTATATTGCTCCAACCTTCAAACAAGCTAAAGCTATTGCCTGGGACTACATGAAGCAGTTTACCGCAAAGATACCTTATACAAAATTTAACGAAACTGAACTTAGGGTAGATTTACCCAATGGCTCTCGTATTACTTTGCTAGGCTCAGATTCGCCTGATGGATTAAGAGGTATATATTTAGATGGCTGCGTAATTGACGAATATGCAAACGTAACCGACAAACTATTTCCAGAAATAATTAGACCCGCACTTTCTGATAGAAAGGGATATTGCATATTTATTGGAACTCCGGCTGGAATGAATAATAATTTTTACGAACTCTATCAGCACTCGCAGGGAGCAGACGACTGGTTCAATTACAAAGCAAAAGCGAGTGAGACCAAGATTGTAGATGAGGAGGAGCTTAGCAAGGCGAAGGAAATTATGGGAGAGAAGAAGTATCTACAGGAGTTTGAGTGCGACTGGGTTGCTAACATTGAGGGAGCAATTTATAGCGATGCTTTAGTTAAAATGGAAAATTCAAAACAGATTACTAGAGTTCCTTATGATCCTTCATTACCAGTTTCAACTAGCATGGATCTAGGCGTTGCCGATCATACCGCTATAATATTTTTCCAGCAGTTAGGAAGAGCAATTAATATTATTGATTATTATGAAGAGAGAGGTCAAGGATTGCCGCACTATATTCAAATGCTAAAAGATAAAGATTATATTTACAAAGATCATTATGCTCCACACGATATTGAAGTTACTGATTTTAGTAATGGTAAAACTAGAAGAGAGGTTGCTTATCAATTAGGAATTAGATTTAAGGTCGTGCCGAAAATTCCCTTAGAAGATGGCATCCACGCAACAACAATGGTTTTACCTAGATGCTGGATTGATACTGACCATTGCAAAAAGTTAATAGATGCGTTAAGACATTATCACAGGAAGTATATTGATAAAAATAGAATGTTTAGATCAAAACCTGTACATGATTGGAGTTCACACGCAGCAGATGCCATGAGGTATCTTGCTGTTGGACTACAGGAATTAAATAGTAGACAAACTGCTCCACAACGTATAGCAGATAATAGTTATAGGATTATATAATATGGGATTTTTATCACCAAAACCACCACCACTTCCAGCAGTTGCACCGCCACCAGAAGCTCCAAGTGCTGAATTATCCTCAGAAGAAAAAGAAAGAATTGCAAAAGAACAAGCTGCTATTCGTAGGAGACAAAGAGGAAGAAGATCAACAATAATAACCGGACCTCTTGGAATACAAGAGGATGAACAAGAAGCGTTAGATACGCTGTTAGGAAAAGATTAATTATGCCACATCATTTTAATAGCGGATCAATTAACAGAAGTAGAAATCAAGGTGGTACTAAAATTCATTCTAAAAAATCACCACCAACTTACCACCCTGCAAATGAATTTTCAGGAACAGGTGTAACAAAATCTACTAAAAAATTTACTAAAGCAAAAAATGAACAATTTTTTAAAGGTGCAGAAATACCAAATATTCCTACCCCTATAGGATCTATACTTCATGGAGCTTTTGAAAAGGGTGCGGAAGTTAATAGAAGATTTTTTGCTGATCCAGAATACAAAGCACTAATAACTAAAAAACCAAAAAAATCTGTACTTGCTGCAGGTAAATATAAACCTTTAAGAATAAAAACTTCCATGGATGATAAGTCTAAAGCTACAGCTCTTACTCAATCAGACTTTGAAGCAATGAGTGCTTCACAAAAAGAGGAATCATATAAAGGTTATTCAAAATTAAGGAGTGAAGGTAAAATAGATGCTTATGGAAATGTACATCCAAATTATAGGAGAGAGTTTATAAGACATAAAGATAAAGAGGGTAATATAACTTATAGAGAAACATATATGAAATCTGGAGCTGATAGTGGAGGCTCTGGTGGAGTACCTGAATCAAGAAAAAATGTTGTAACAACAAAAAGTGTAGGTGGTAAAAGTATTTTAACAACAGAAGGTGAAGTGGCAGAAAATAAAGCAGCTACAGAAACACAAGCAGAAATAAAATTAACTAAGAGAAGAATTAAAGCAAGAGGAAGAAAAACAAATATATATACTGGTTCTTCCGGTGAAGCAAAAGACAAACTTATACTAGGTAAGAAAAGTTTATTAGGATTAGTTTAATGGCTAAAACAGATTTAACAAAAAAATTATTATCAAGATTTGATAGATTAAAAAGTCAAAGACAAAGCTGGGAAACACATTGGCAAGAAGTTGCTGATTACATGATGCCAAGAAAAGCAGATGTAACTAAACAAAGAGCCAGAGGTGATAAACGAACAGAAATGATTTTTGATTCTTCTCCCTTACAAGCAGTAGAATTATTAGCGGCATCCCTACATGGAATGTTGACTAATCCTTCTACTCCTTGGTTTACTTTAAAATTTAAAAATGATGATATAAATTCAGATGAAGAAGCAAAACTTTGGTTAGAAAGTGCGACTGAATCTATGTACACCGCATTTAATAGCTCAAACTTTCAACAAGAAATTTTTGAATTATATCACGATTTAATTACTTTTGGAACATCTTGTATGTATGTACAGGAAGATGACCGAGAGATATTAAAATTTTCTACAAGACACGTTAAAGAAATTTATATTGCTGAAGATGAAAAAGGTAGAATAGATACTGTTTATAGAAAATTTAATTTATCAGCTAGAGCTGTAGTTCAAGCATTTTCTTTTGAAAATAAAATATCACCAGACGTATTAGCACTTTCACAAAAAGATCCTTATCAAGATGTAGAATTATTACACGCAGTTTATCCAAGATCAGATTTTAATCCTAATTTAAAAGATCAAGAAAATATGCCATTTGAATCTGTTTATATTGAAATGAAAAATGGTAACGAATTATCTGTATCTGGATTTCAAGAATTTCCTTTTGTATGTCCTAGATATTTAAAAGCATCACATGAAATTTATGGTAGATCACCTGCAATGACAGCTCTACCGGATGTGAAAATGTTAAATGAAATGTCAAAAACTACAATCAAAGCTGCTCAAAAACAAGTAGATCCACCTTTACTAGTTCCTGACGATGGTTTCCTTTTGCCAGTCAGAACTGTACCGGGTGGATTAAATTTTTACAGATCAGGTACGAGAGATAGAATTGAACCTTTAAACATTGGAGCAAATAATCCATTAGGTTTAAATATGGAACAACAAAGAAGAGATTCAATTAGAGAAGTATTTTATGTAAACCAATTACAATTACAACAAGGTCCACAAATGACAGCAACAGAAGTGATCCAAAGAAATGAAGAGAAGATGAGATTACTAGGACCGGTATTAGGTAGACTACAATCAGAATTATTAAAACCACTTATTGATAGAACTTTTAGTATTTTATTAAGAAGAGAACAATTTTTACCAGCTCCTGAATTTTTATCAGATCAAGATATAGAAATAGAATATGTTTCACCTCTTGCTAAAGCACAAAAATCTTCAGAACTTTCATCAATAACTAGAGCAATAGAAATATTGGGTAGTCTTGCAAATGTTGCTCCTGTATTTGATTATATTAATTTTGATGCGTTAGTTAAACACGTTGCAAGTATTGTTGGTGTTCCGCAAAAAATATTAAAGACACAAACACAAGTTAATGCTGAAAGAGAAGAACAAGCAGCACAAGCTGAACAACAACAACAAATGGCTCAGATGCAACAAGTTGCTCAAGCCGGAGGAGATATAGCACCACTAGCGAAAGCATTGCCAGAAGAAGCAAAAGCAATAGCAAACGCAGAAGCTGGATAATATGGAATCAAAACAACTAGAAAAACATATACAAAATTTAAAAAACAATTATAAAATTATATTTAATTCAGGTGAGGGTAAAGTAATCTTAGCTGATCTTGAAAAAAGATGTCATTATCATTCTACCACTAATATAAAAGGTGATAGCCATGAGAGTGCATATATGGAAGGACAACGCAGCGTTCTTCTATTTATTAAATCAATGCTGCAAAATGAAAATGAAAAAGGTAAATAAAAATGTCAAGCGAACAGATAACACAGGAAACTGTGCCTGTAGAAAAAACGACTACAGCACAGACAGAAGAAACGCCTACAGCAGTTGCTAATGTTACAGCAGTTAGAGGAGCAGATACACCCACACAATCAACTTGGAAAGATTCAATAAGTGAGGAGTTTAGAAAAGACCCTAACATTGAAAAATTTACAGAAATAGATGCGTTAGCAAAAAGTTATATTAACGCAACTAAAATGATTGGTCAGGATAAAATAGCAATACCAACAAATAATTCAACTCAAGAAGCGTGGGATGAAGCATATAATAAATTGGGTAGACCAGAGTCTGCTGAAAAATATTCTTTAGAACTTAATTCAAAAATTGTAGCAATGGATGAAAATCAAATTAAATCCTTTGCCGAGCAATCTCATAAATTAGGCTTAAATAATAAACAGGCTCAAGGAATATTAGAGTTTTATAAAAATAATATGGAAGGCTCTGCACAACAATCAAAAATAGATATTGAAACTTCACAAGCTCAAGCAGAACAACATTTAAGACAAGAATGGGGTAGAGATTATGATGCTAAAGTAAAACAAGCTGGTGCAGTAGCAAAAGCTAATATGCCGGGAGTTTTAGAATTATTATTACAAGATGGAACTAGACTTGGCGATAATTCAGAAATTATAAAAGGTTTCTCAAAGATAGCTTCTATGTTTTCTGAAGATAAAATGGTTACAACTGAAAGCGAAAATGTTGATAGCGTTAAAAATATTGAGCAGGAAATCTCACAAATGATGAATGATAAAGCTCATCCTTATCATATTAAGGGACACCCTGAACATGATAAGTCTATACAACAGATGCTTACATTAAGAGAAATGTTAAATAGCAATACTAAATAATAATAATTTTAATCCCTTGTATTATTATTAAAAATATTATAAGGGATTAAATATAAGAAAATTCGTAAGAACCTTATTGACAAGTAGCAAAAGACTCTAGTCTAAAAGACTTTAAACCTAAGAGATGCCTACCTATTGGTGGAGAACCTTTCTGATTTAATCAATAATAATATGGAGAGACAATTATGTCCACACAAGTAACGACAGCTTTTGTACAGCAGTATTCTGCTAATGTGCAAATGCTTTCTCAACAAATGGGATCGTTATTAAGAGACAAAGTCAGAGTAGAAAGCGTTACAGGAAAAAATGCTTTCTTAGATCAAGTTGGCTCAGTAACTGCAGTTGAAAAGACTAGCAGACATTCAGACACTCCACAGATAGACACACCTCACGCAAGGCGTAGATTATCTATGGCTGATTATGAATTTGCTGATTTAATAGATCAACAAGACAAAGTAAGACTCTTAATAGATCCGACTTCATCTTATGCTCAAGCTGCTGCTATGGCAATGGGAAGAGCAATAGATGATGTGATCATAACTGCTGCACTAGGTACTGCGTACACTGGTGAAACAGGATCAACTAGCACATCAAATGCGAATCAAATCGTACATGGTTCTGCTGGTTTAACTATCGCTA